CACTTCCTCTGGTGTAAAACCACGGTTTTGGGTGGTGTGTACTTCCACCTTAAAATCGGGGTTCAAATCTAGTTCTAATGCTGGGAAGCTCATTGTTTCGGCCTCACTAACATTCCGGTGCGATAATCATCGGTTACTTCTTTGTTTTCACCAAGCATTTTCATGCCTGTCATCGCTTCAGTAAATCTTTTCTCATAATGGGCCATAACGTCTTGTTCGCCCTTCATGTAAATGTATGCTTCTACCAAACTGCCATACAACATCGCCATTTGAGCGTTTTCGCTCAACCATGTAGTGCCTGATCCAGCACCTGCTGTCAGACTTGCCGGTCTATAGAAGTAATGTAGCTCAACGGCTCTAGCAGCGTCGGGAGTAGGACCGATAATAAAATTATCAACGTCAAATACCGCGTAATAACGCGGATCGCCGGTTGTCGCCGGGTTTGGATTAAACGATTGTACAAAATCGGTGTCCTTAAACTCCAAAAATACCTTGTTGCTGTTGGCATCTGTAAATGAAAGCGAAAATGGCGCTAAAAAGTCGCTAGGACAAGCCAAATACTGGTTTGCCTGCGTCATATTGCCGCTGACGTTCTTTCTAAACAGGCTCAACTGCACATTTTTAAGGATTCTTTCCTCTGCCTGCCTAATAAACACAGGTAGATTGTTTACAAAGGACGTTTCATCGTTCTCTGCGTAGTCTTGAATCGCTGTTTTTAGCTCGTCATAGGTAAAACTCATGGCGTCACCACCGATACTGTGCCAACTGCGCCTTGTAAAGCAGTGGTAATTTCTAATTCTGACGGCATTTCTGCCGTTCCGCCGGTACTCCAGTTGCCATTGCCCAAATAGACAATGCCGTTTGTAGTAACGACCAAAAATGCGCTCGTAGGGTTGTCCGGCTGCGGTCTTGCGTTCTGCAAAGCCTGTGGATCAACCACTTTTCTAAATGGACCTAGCTGTGGATGCTTTGGTTCGTACTCATCTGGGCCCACAAGCAGTCCGTTCCACTCTTTTTTCATCAACTTGTATTGATAACGAAAACCAGAGCGGTCCGATATTGCGTAGGAGTTTTTACCAGATGCAAACTTAGCCATCAGCCCGTCCTGTAGTATTCATACTTAGGTACGACGTTAAATGAAGACCTATCGCGATCTTCCGTTGCAGCCCTGTCAAACTCTTCTTCGTATACGCTTTTCAGCATTTGCACCCTGTTAGGCGCTCTCTTTAATGCGATGTAATAAGCTAATCCTGCGGCTAAACAAGGGTAAAACCTAAAAGGCATGTCCATTGTATTGGTGTAAATGTCCGCATCGTCCATCCTAGTCAAAGCATCGTAGTAAACTACGTCAGTGCTATTCTCTGGAACAGGCCATAACTTCAAATTTGGCGTCAATTGACGATCTAAAAAGAATTGATTGGGACGACTTTGTGTCGTTTTTGTCGGAATTGTCAGATATTCATCCCGGCTCAATCGCTCTAGCGAGTAATCTGTGCCGTCTCTACGAATAACTACCGACAAAACATCAATAATGTCTGCATTTAGAGCGTATTCACCCGTGCCTTGCGTCAAAGCTTGCGATCTTTGCTTGATCGTCCACTGATTAAGGCCACGGTTAGCCCAATCCGCCAGCAATAGATTAAGCGAACGTTTAGCCGTCTTGAGGTCGTAACCAGTACGCACCTCAAGACCACATCGCTCGAATGCTTCTTCGACGTAATCAGCTACGTCTAATTCAAAATCTTTGCTGTTAGATACAGTCATTTATTTCTTCTTCTTTACTACGCCGCCGCGTTGTTTTTTAATCACGCCGCCGCGTTGTTTTTTAACCACGCCACCCATACGCATCTTTTTGGTGGTCTTCTTTTTACGAGGTCTCAGTGCCATTTTTAAGTCTCCTATAAAGTTCTACACGTCTTTTATAGATGTCTAAAGCTATACCTTCGCCATCATAAGTATCATAATATCCTTTTTTGTCCAACTTGTCTGCTGCTTCTTGCAGAACTGTCAAACGCTGTACAAATATCATGCTGTATTCGGTATCAGTAATAGCTTCAATCGCAGTCTCTTGCGCCGCCTCCGATACGTCATCATCCGGATGAAACCCCATCACCCATATATCTTTATCAATAAACATGCCATTTGATATGGCTTCGTTTAAAGACTCTAAGTATTCATGAAAGTCATACGCCGACTTGTCGTTATGCAAATCGACAATAATGGCTAGATCAAAGTTATCGTCAAACTGTGATACGCACGAATACAGGACTTGATAGGAGTCATCATACTTAAAAAGAATGGCAACCTTTTCGTCCATCAATGCTTTTTTAGCGTAAGGACAGGGCGGTAGGTTGTTAAATTGGGGGCTAGGCTTTTCTAACGCAGTCTCTGACCATTGCATTATTTCTTCAACAATGGCTTTTTCTGTGGACTGGTCGTAAAAAGCTAAGTTCATGATTGTGTCACCGAGCCTTTTGTTCGTTTGCGTCGGTTGTTCATGACCTTGCCGCAGCCTCTGGCAATGGCTGTTCCGGCCTGTGATTTTCCGCGAAAGGGTCTTTTGGGCTTAGTCTCTACTACTCCGCCCGCAGCCATCTTCTTTACTTTGGCCGCTTTAGTGTTCGAAACAACTTGCTTTCCTTTAGAGCCTTCACGCTTCTTTTTACGAGCAGTCGAAGCTCTTTCAGACTTACTGAGACTCTGTGCTTTAGATCGTGGAAGGCATCGGTCAGGGTTCTTTTTATTTTTCGAAGTGCCGCATTTGCCTGCGATGTTACCTTGGCTATCAATTCGGACCCAATCTTCATCAACCCATTCCTGTAGCTTTCCCATTACTTACCCTTCCTTTTGCCACCCTTTGACTTTTTGGCGTAATTAGGGTCTTTGCAATATTTAGAAGCAGCAAGGTTTGCATAAGCAGATGGGTAAGTATCAAAAGTGCGCTCTGCCCAAGCTTTCCCTTCGGGACATATCTTGCTGCCCTTACTTTTAGAAGAAGCTTTCTTTGACTTCTTGGAATACGCCATATCTTCACCCCAGAAATTTCTGCACGAATGGCGCGATCAAAATTAGAACCGCAAGAGCCCATAGTTTAACGTCCAAAGACTTTAAACCGCTTTTATGATCGTCCAACCGCTCTTCAATACGCTGGTATCTGAGATTACATTCAGCCTCGTGTCGTTCCAACTTGGCTAAAACTTCTTCCACCTTCATCCAATCCTCACCACGCTTTACAGGACCAGTATCTGGCGCTGAATTTGTCTTTCGCCGTGTCACAGTTGTGACGGGCCCTGAAGTTTTTGCGCCTGCCCGGTTGGTCTTTTTTGATCGACATTTTGCTGTCGCCAAACCGGACGAGCTTAATTTCATTGCCTTTTTTGGCGAGGACGGCGCTTTTTTTGCTTTTCCCCGGTGTCCTTTTTGGTTTGTTGTATCCGGCAAAGGTTTCACCCCTATATTTTATCCTTCCAGATGGTAAGCGAGTAGCATCTTTGGTTGTAGCCATAAAAACACCCTAGCTATGAAACACCGTCACAGAAGTACATGCGGTAAACACCGAGATATAAATGTCACTGACCCTTATACCTTCGTCCGGAATGTTTACAGAGTGTGTGTCTGAAGCGTCCAAATCCATATCCAGTACAGTTGCGCCACCATTACCATCGGTAAAAGTAATTCTTGGCGATCCTGTGTCGGTTTTGATTTGCACCTGACGAATACGCGCAGGTCCTACACCAGCAGAACCCGTGCCCGTCAAACGTTTTGATTTTACATCAGAACCAGCCATACAAACCTCCCGTTAAGCAAGGTTGTTGTTTTGAGCATACAAAACAGTAACGCGAACTTCACCCGCAGTAGTTGCAGCAGAGGTGGTTACAGTCAAACGAATGTCTGCTGTTCCGGTGTCTTCCCATGCTAACGTGCCGCCAGCTTGAGTAGTCGGGTATTTACGACCCGCAGTCGTGCCAATAGCGTAAGTGTTAACTAAGGTTGCTGCACCGCCAACGGTATCTCCAACACTCAAGTTAGTTGCATCACTTGACGCGGTAATAACGTCAATTACGCAATCAATAATCTGAGAGTTTGCAGGAATAACAACGTCTGTTACAGACGCAGCCAATGCACCGCCAGATAAATCTGCCGCGAATGTTTGAGACATTACCACTTGGCCAGTGTTTTTGATGTTTGTACCAAGGGACGTACCCGTGGTTACTTTGATGGTTCCAGCCTTAATAGGACCAGAAAAAGTTGTAGTACCCATATGTATCTCCTGTCGTGGGTTAAGTCAGCCACACCATGCGGCTGTCAGGGATACTGATAGCTTACATTAATAACGAACAAAAAGAAAGGGGCAACTTTCGTTGCCCCTCGCAAGTCTACAGGGAGAAGTCAATGTGAAACTGACAACTCCTTTATAGCACGTTTTACGCTCCGGGAGTACCGAAAACGGAACGCCAGTCCGATACACCAAAACTGTAACGCTCACGCGCTTTGAAGCGCATGTTTCCGGTGTCAAAGTCCCCTTCCATTGCCGTTTTGATTGGCGAACGGTTGAAGAATTTGAAGCCGTTAGGCGCATCAGTCTTGATGAAGTATGCGTCTGAGTCAGTCAGGAAGTGGTTAACCACTGCTCCATCAGGAATCATACCCATGTTCTTCATGGCGTTGTTGTCGTTGTCAGCAGTGCCCGAACGCAAGTTAGAGTTAAGAACTCTCTCTGCGATGAACTGAAGCTCTTTAGGAATAATAAGCTTCATGCCGCGTACAGCGATCTTTAGACCACGCTCATCGGTCATACCAGCAATCTCGATCAGCATTTGCTCAAGCGAAGTTTCGTTGAGGTCAGCCGCTGTGGCGAGAAGGTTGCTCTGGTTGCCAGACAAACTTGGGTGAGCGTTTGAGCATAGTGCTGCACCGTCACCAATTGCAGAAGCACCCGCTGTGAACGCATTGTTCAGGATAGCGGCAGCTTTAATCTGCTTGGTTTGAGCCATTGAACGAGCCAATGCCTTGGTGTAACGCGACGCTAATCGGTCATACAAGTTATCTTCAATAGCTTCCTCAGTAATTGAGAAGGCCAAAGCGATGGTTTCGTGTGTGTAACGAGCAGTGTAAGTTTCCTGTGCATCGTCAAAGCTGATGGCAGTGCCTTCACCTTTTACGGGTGCCGTGGAAAAACCACCAAGCATAACTTCCTCTTCAAAGGCTCTGTCCGAAGACTCCTCTTCAAAGATTTCTCCATGCTCGTTCTCGTAACGGTTATATTCCAGCCCAAACAAAGCGTTAAGGCCGGGTTCTAGCTCTTTCGCTAGTTGACTTCTTGAAATAGCCATTTGTTAAACCCTCCTTAAATGCCCGTCGATGTCGCAGTAGTCTGCGAATCGAAACGGCTGGTTGGTGCGTTGAAATGAGCGTTCAGTCGCACAATCAGAGGAATACCAGCAGCAGTGTAATCACTGTTACCCGCATCATCCATAATACCTACGATACGAAGCGGTAGCGTCGCAGTAGTATTGATTGTTGAAACGCCCAAGGCGGATGTTGAACTTCCGTTGTCGGAAGAACCTGACCTAGCAGACGTGCCAAGTGACGCATTCGCGAAGACTGCGGCTTGAGCCGTTGCTCTGTCTGTCAATGATGCGTCAGACGCAACTTTAAACAGTTGGTTTGGATTGTCAGCTACAAACGCCTTTACAGGATGATTTGTATCTACGCTAACAGAACCCGAACCGGGCCAGTAGTTAATGAAAACCGGTTTCTTTGAAACCGAATCGACGTACTCCACCCCCATCAGGACACCCAATGCTTGAGTAGTACCACCGTTGGTAGCACCTGCACGATCAATAACGCCTGCGGCCAAAGGCACACAGATACCGTATTGATAGATAGCATTGGTGTTATCGGATGCGATTTCATACTGAGTTACCCCAGTAGAATTGGTCGCAGAACCGTTAAGCCCGATAGGACGAAGACCATAGGCAGTATTTGAATTTGCCATTTTAGTTTCTCCTAATTAGGGCAGCCCTACTTTTTTGGGCCACCGAAGGTTACACGAGATTGACGATCAGCGTTGCTGATCCTCATGGTTGAGTGTGCATTCTCGCGCATCATATCGTGGTCAACTGCGTCCATTTGGTCCCGACTACGTTTGTTAAAGTATTCGGTCCTTTCAGCAACAGTCTCTTCCGGTATTCTGGCAAGAAGCAATCCGCCTACTCCAAACACACCTTGATATTTACCTGATTCGACAACTGGCGATTCAAAGTCAGGGTACTCATCCTTACGGACCAATTCCCAACCTTCACGCATTTTGGCACTGATGTTTTTAGTATCATCAAATCCACGCGTTTCCGCACGAATCCAGCGATGCTTAAAGCCATCAGGGGCAGGTGGTGCATCTAACATTGACGGGGGAGCCCAAGGCTTACGAATTGCCTGCTTCTCCCTAGTTTCGTTGGCGCGAGAAGTTCTCTTTATGGCGGAACCCATTTCTTTATCTTGTTCTGTCATATCTTTTACTCCTTCACGTATTTCGCATATTCTTCAAGCGGCACACCCAATTTTTTCGCTATCGCGACTTGGCTAGGGGTGAGTCTAACCTTTTTCCCACTGCGCCCAGATGAACTTCTTGAGGCTCCTACAACCGTCTGAGCGGGTCGTCTGTTAGAAGCCGTAGCACCCGTATTAAACTTAGAAGCAATACGGTTGTCTAGTTCAGTATAGTAGTCATCGCTCTGCGGGTCAAATCCTTCCTCTTCCACTAACTTTTTATGAATACCAAATGCGGCATAAGTCATGGCTTCGTCGGACCCAAACCAACTGTTTTTAAGAGCCCACTGTTCCGCTTTAGGATCAGGTCTCTTAGGCTGTTGGGCAGGCATTGGTTGACGTACTTGTTGTTGTGCAGCAGCCTGTGCTTGTTGCTGCGCACGTGCAGATTGCGCTTTCGCTTGTGCAGCGCGGTCTGCCTGAATTGCTAAATTAGTTAAAGCACGTTGTGCTTGAACAGTTGCAGCACTGTCACCTATCTCAATAGCTCTTGCAAGCGCAGCTTCGGCTTGTTGCATTTGAGTAGTGACGCGATTGGTGTATTCAGACACGTAATTAGTGTCCAAATTCTGCATACGCTGCTTGAGTTGTTGAGACTCACTCTGTACGCCTTGTGCGTAACGAAGGGCCTCTTGTTCACGTCTTTCAGCTTCGCGCATTTTTTTGGTAAGCCGATCAATACGCTTTTGCGTAGCGGTCTCGGCTTTTTGAAACTGATCGTCGTTACCATCAGCCTCCTTTGATTCTACATGACTCTCTTCAACCTCTACTTCGGTTTCTTGAGAATCACCCAAGTCTAGTTCGACTTGTTCTTTTTCGGCTTCAGCCATAACAATCTCTCCTTACGTTAATTGGTGAATATCTTCTGGGTCCAAGATAGTAGACAAGATTTCGTCATCGTTAAGAATACGAACCTCACCGCCATCAATTTGGAAACGCGACCCGGCGTAACGTGCAAACAAAACCCACTGTTTTGCTTGGCACCATGGTCCTGATGGGAACTTTTCCTTGTCCGCATAGGCCAGCGGGCCAACTTTAAGAACGTACCCAACCTGTGTGGAAACCTGACTTTTTTCCTGTACTTCGTTAGGCAAGAAAATACCGCCAGCGGTCTTTGCTTTACCTTGATAAGGAAGAACTAAAAGTCGCCATCCGGTAGGTTCAGGCATTCTTTCGAGAAGGGATTTACCAATTGCCTCTGGATTGAGACGTGGCTTTTCTGTGTACGCATCAGCTAAATTAGGCTTATCGTCTTTCTTAGCCTCTGATGGTTTCTTGATCGGTTCTGACGGACCAGATTCTGCTTGTATGTTAAATGCAGCATTTGGTGCAGCAGACAAATCAATTTTTGTTGATTTAGTCATTAGATCGCTCCTGTTTATCTAGCAGGCTCTTGAGTTCCTGTTCCACGTGATTTAGACATTCCATGTTGCCCATAAGCTCACGATATTGCTCCATAGATTTAACGTTTCCGTAGATCATTAAATCCGTCACCGATTGTCGCCTTTCTCTCAAGATTCGAAAGACCGCTTCGGCTATATAAATGTCATCCATCTACTCCTCGCATAATATCGAACAATGTCTGATATTATCGTAGCACATTATGTATAAGATGTGCTAGGACAAACTACAAACTTATGCGATTACCTCAAAATGTGGACCATCAATAAATGGCCGCCTACCTTGGCTTCTTCGTAGATCAATGTAAGCGTTCATAGCGTCTTCTGCGGTGCCTTCATACTCACGTATGTCACCCTCGGACCACGCTGCGCCCCACTTAATTGACACACCCACTTCAATAGCCGCCTGTTTAAAAGCGTCACAAATGTCATCATAGACATTAATTTCCCAAACTACGTCTGAGCCATCGTAAGCTACAACGTCAACAGCATGTGAGTAGCCATCTTCCTGTACTAAATGCTTTGATTTCATGGTCTGTGATCGACCAGACTTGTACAAACGCTCTTGTTCTGCGAGTTCTCGCACACCATAGGTAACACCAAAGTCTACCTTAGTATATTGAATTGCTTTAGCTACAACCTGCTGTAGCTTTGGATGTACGCCGTCTAGTTTATCTAGGCTGCGTTGTGATAATTTGAAGCTCATTTTGCTACGCCTTTCGTCTTCTCGAATGATCTGAGACCGCCCAGACCCAACATACCCATCAAGACAGGCATCATCACGCTCATGTCGGCTTGCGGCACGGTTACTCCGAACCCGGCTGCTATGGGTGATATTAAGAAATTTACGGCTAAACCAAGAACGCATACATGTCCACATAAGGGTCTCCAAGAAGATTGAAAGAAGTTCCCTTTTGCGTCTGCGGTGTTTAGTGCGATTTGTGCAAGGGCAATCTCCTGCCCGTGCTTTTCGGCCATGGTACTAATTTCGTGGGCCAGCTTTGCCTTTTGGTCTTTGTCTTCAACAAATTTATCAAGAAGGCCGGTAACTGGTCCTATAAGTTTTTCTATCATAAAAAGCCTCCTGCGACTTTACGCATTTTATCTTATACGCAAAAAGAATATAAATAAAGAGTCTTATTACTTTTAGCTTGCCAACCACCTTACCCATATCATTAGCAGGGCAAACCCACCTACCACCATGGTTACCGAGAGAAAGATGGCAAAGTATTCCATATTTTTAGCTTTTTGGCGTTTACGCTCATTTTCTTCTTCGCGGCGTTTCTTACGTGCTTCGGCCTGAAAACGGACCCAATCATCATACAATCCGGGACGGCCATACAAGCGCATCATGCTGGTAAGTTCTTTTTCAATCTCTTTAATTTTTTCAAGAGCCATAAACTCTTCAAAATCATTATCGGTCTTACCACCAAGGACTGATAAAATGCTCTTCTTTTTCTTTTCGCCACGGTTTTTCAGGTCTTCTTTGGCACCGACCATTTGTCCAATAGCGCCCATGGCGTCAGACAAATCACGACCGTTCGCGACAAATTGTTTTAAAACATTAAACCCAGCATTAAATGCGGCTAATTCTGCTATCAATTCGGTTGCCCCCGTTTTTTACATTAGCCACCGCCAGCCAACGATCCAATACCTTCTTGCGATTCAGGTCTTTGGAAAGGGTTTGTGCTGTTTGCAGGAACAGTAGGTTGCGCACCGGTAAGTCCAAAGCTACTTGCTGATCTTACGTTCATAGGTCCTGTGTATGATTGCGGGTCTAAATCACCTACCGCACCAACAGGTGTTACCGTGTAGTTGCCGTCACCTGTGCCACTGCCGGTGGTAATTGTGCCTCCGGTATAACCGGGAATGCCACCTATGTTGATACCGCTAAAGTTTATATTGTCTAATCCGCCAGACTCGTAAAAACTATTCAACCCCGATAGTTGTTCTGGTGTCATTCCAGTAATGTCAATACCCTCTGGAATAAATGGGTACGGATTATCATTAACTGTTGGGTTATATGGATCAGCCATTCCTGTAGGCAAACCGGTCGATTCGTCAAAGTCGGGTGTTCCACCCGCATAAACAGTGTCATCTAAACCTTCTGGCAGTTTAATATCACCAAACGTGAAGTCGTTTCCAAATGCTGTGCCATCAGTAGCCGTTACGCCCGGAACGTTCACTCCCGGTGTATATACCCCGGTTTCAGGTTCAACAAAACCACCGGCGTCTTGACCTAAACTAACGGCGTCATTCAAATTAAAATCAGACATGAAGTTAGGCGAAGTACCTTGCGCCTCATCTACAGCACTTTGAGGTAAACCTGCGGGTTGTCCCCCCGTATTACCACCTAATTGCGGAGCAGGGTCAGTAGCTGTTAC